CGACTACAGAGCCATTTTACCACAAAGCGAACCCCTATACAAGACCCCCATTCATTTAGGAACGGCCACCTTCGGGCCGCACTCCTTTTTGCCAGTGTTAACATGAACCCAGTCTTTCCAGAAACCACTTCTGGTTATGTGAATGTGGCAGTTAGCGCATACGCCGTGATCCATCGTCGTCCCCTCTCTTTCATTTTATTAGATGCGCCGAAGTTCCGAAAGGATTCAGGAATTTTGCTGGGGTGGCTTCGGTTTATCGTACGGGCTGGAAGTGATAGACGCTTTCTCTTGCGCCGAAGCATGGAGCGCCTGTCCAGTTAACAGACCGATCCCGGCACCGATGACTTGGTTGGCCGCGTCCGAGGTTAGACCCTGAGACTTGGCGGCGAGATCGAAGGCCATACCGAGCACGATCACGAAGATCGCAACCCACGGCGTGTTGAGAGCATTAAGTACGGCAATGAATTTCATGGGGCGTCCTGCGTTTGTGCTGTCATTTTTTCCATACGACGTTCCAAAAATTTTGCGAACATCTTGCTATCGTGCTCGGCATCTCCGGTCTCGGTCCAAGCCATAGCAGTAAAGCTTCCACAGTGGCAACAAGGGCCAAGGGAGCCGTCTTCGGGCAAGGAGCCAAGGAAGCCGCAGTTGAGGCATCCGGCACAGGTAAACTTAATCATATTTCTTCGACTCCGAGACTCCCTTGATCTAGGGCAGACTCAAACGCTTTCTCGAACAGATCCGTGATCGGGCTGCTCCCGTCCTCTCGTTCGCGGGTTAGCTCGACTACTACGTCCTTCGCAAACTGGATTTCGTCGATTACACGCCAACGTCTCACCCAGTCACCGGCCTCGTCGTCGTAAGTAACGAAAACATCACTAAGGTTGGAGGCGTTAGCTAGACACTCGATTCCTATCCGAAGAACGAGTTGATCGTCTTCGGTCTTGCACTGAAGCGGAGTTAAGCGAGACATGGTAGATTCAGTATACCAAACCCGCCTGAGATTGTCAAGCGGGTTTGATATCTTTTTGGAAACCTCTTAGCTAGAAGAGGTCTGCGACTGCAACCGGCGCAAGGTCATGGTAGACCCCGGACGGAGCGTGTTGGTGTAGCGAACGTTATAGCTGACCCATCCGCCAATTTGCCGTGCAGGGTCCGATACGGAGCCCTGTTCCGGAGCGGCGTTGACGAACAGCTTGTAGTTCTTGCTGCCGTCGCTCGGATCTTTGCCGAGGAACACCGAGAAGATCGCGTCGTCGCCGTACACATACGTGTTGTAGTATGTGTTCGAAGAGATCGTGACCGTCGGTGCCGTGGTCGTCTGCTTGAACTTCACGCCAGCGAACGAAATAACATCATCGTTCTTGGGCAGTTCAAACAGCATACCGCGCATCTCGTCGCTACGCTTCACGATGTCGGTCAAGCCGTTGAACGAGGTATCGTTCAGAACGTCGCGGACCACGTTTGGTAATTTTGTTTAGGCGTCTACCATCACTGGCAGGGCTCTCTCATGGTCGCCCACGAGTTCAGACTCTCTCATCTGTCCATCTTCCGAACAGTTTGGCGTATTAGTCGTTACGCATATTCCCTTGCGATTGAGGTCACGAGCTTTCAAGTAAAGCTGTTCGCGTTTACCCGGGTTACGTTCTCCCTCGATTGTCATCCTGATGTATTCCAAGGCGAGTTTGGCTTGGTCAGTTTTGATAATCATGTAGGGTAGAATACCCAAAAGCATTTTCTCTACGTTCGCCCTCCCCTTTGGTCTCCATTCATAAGAAGCTTTATGTTTCTCGTTTGCTTCTCTTTTCTGGTAATAGACCCCGCCGAAGTTGGCGACGAGCCATTTCATCAATGGCACGTAAGTGTTGGTTACCGATATCCGCAAACTAAACATATTGTACGGATTGGTGTTTGATCGAACTTTGTGAATCCGGGTGTATTTTTCACCCTCGCTCACTCTCTTGTAGATGGAAATGCAACCTTCACCATCAATCAATGCGGCCAGATACGACCATTTTGTTTTGTCTTCTTGATACATAATGTATCCTTTTTGGGAATCTTTGCTCGGTGTTGTCTGTTGATTATAACAGAGGTTCACCGATATAGCCAAATTTTATATCCACCCAAATGTTAATGGATAATTCCGCCAAACTTGCCATCGACCAGCGGACGGGCATTGACTGCCACGAGCGACTGAGCGGAGCTACGGATGTTGTTCGCCGTCAGGTACGAACCGTTTGCAAGCTGGATGTTGACCAGCGAGTCTACGGCAGTAGCCGAGTCGGAGGTGATCTGGACCAACGTGTTGAGCGTCAGTGCCAGACGGTAGTTCAGTTCGTTCGCCAAATTCTGGAGAAGACCCGGATCGTCGATTGCAACGTCGAGAGCAAGGTCGGACGAGTTGATGAAGTCCGCGTATTGTCCCACGGTTGCGACGATCTTGGTCGAGGACTCGGAGATCGGGCTACCCACAGTGCCTTCCGCAGCCTGATTTATGTTGGCCGGGAGTAGGGCGTAGGTGTAGACTTTCGTGTTTAGGCCGTCAGCATCTCTGCTGGGGCGCTCTCATGGTCGCCCATGAGAACAGGCTGTATCTTTGGAGAATTCAACAACCGGATGCGGTCGCAAAGAGGTTTCTTCAACTCACGGTTCCGTTCTTTCGAATGTCTTACGAGTTCGAGAACGATTCGTCCTTGCTCGGCTTTAGTCCGCAAATACGGAAGAACCCGAAGAAGGAAAACTTCTCTTTGCTTCTGCTTTGTTATCTCCCAAGTGTAAAATTCTTTGGTGTTGTCGTGAGCCGGGGTGGTAGAGAACCACCCTCCGTACAACGATACAAAAAACTTCACAAGAGGCAAATAACTATTTCCCATGCGTATCCTATATATCGGTTTTCCTGATTTGGAAAATGCTGCCGATATGCAACCTTCTCCATCCATTATTCCTGCAATATAGGCGTGGGTGGTCTTGTCTTGAACATCTCCATCTAGCGTATCAGTCGTTACGCATTCCCTGTTTTTCAGATTCCTTATCGTATACATAAGATACTGTCGAAGCGGAGGGTCTATCTGCCCGTGAAGAGAGTAGAACTCTTCTAGGACTTCGGCCTCTTTCTTCTTTATCCTAAGATGCGGAAGGATTCCAGAAAGAAAAGTAGTCGCGGCTTTATGACTGTTGATATTCCACTGATACCAAACACGACCTTTCTTGGGGCGGTGTGTGGTATAAAAGCCACCAAAAGTTTCAACTAACCACTTTACTAACGAAAGCTCAACGCTGCTTAGAACGATTCGCGCTTGGTAGGATGTTATCTTTCCTTCAGCTTTTGGCTTATAGATCGAAAAACAACCCTCAGCGTCCATCAGACCCGCAGCGTAGGCGTAAGTAGAATCTTTCATTGGGTCTTTGCTCGGTATTGTCTGAATATATCAGAGTTCCACCGATTTAGCTAGATTTTAATTCAGCAGCTACGTTTACTGAATCTGGTTTCCTTGACGAAGCGGCAGCGGACGCTGCTTGGTCATGGAGAGGAACGGCGTTTGTGCCTTCAGGTTAGGAACCGCCTCACGCTCGTAGTAGATCGCTACGAGGTTAGGAAGAGCACCCGAAGTCACAATTGAAGCAGGGGAATAACTCATGTTTCATGTTGTGGTGCGTTTCAGTTTAGTTGCGCCGATTCGCGATAATGTGGCGACGAGTTGCAGCCATAAGGTTGTAAATCTGATCGTCCGACATCGATTGCAAATCCTCGACGGAGGGCGCTTGTGGGGCTGCGGGTGGCGCGGGTGCGCTTGTAACCCGTAGTCCGAAAGCCGCTCTAGGGCGCGTCTCACTATGGACAATCCGTCCTTCGGTGACGTTCTCCCCCTGTGGTGCCGGGGGAGGTGTTACTGGTGGTGCCACTCGTGGTGCCCTCTCAAGAGATCCATCTTGAGAAGATTCCGTGAATGCCTCCTCCAAATTCTCGACGGTATATAAGCCTCGGGAAGCGAGTTCGTGCATCACTTCCTCGGCGTCTTCCGTCTCTACTCTCGGTCGATTCAACTTATACTTTGCTAGGTATTTGATAAGCTCCGTAAAGTTCTTTTCCGAGGCATAATAGTCTGGGTTTCGAGTCACAAAAGCTCTACCCACGTTTTCGACTAACAACTGAATGCTAGCGGCTCGACCCTGTGCCGCATCTTTGCGTAGACTCTGAAGTTCGTCAAGAGTCATATTAGTGGACAGTTGAAACCACTTTTGAAAAGCCAGCGTCGGGTCCGCCTCCATCTGAAGCTTAATATCCATCTTCTCATCCGCCGTCAACTCTCGAACCCCACTTGTTGGTTGAGTTGGTTGGTGGTTGGACGGCGCTGGAACGGGGGTTGTCTGCTTCAGCGACCGGTTTTCTCTGTTAAGAGACCGGATCTTTTTGGTCGTGTTAAGCTGGGCTTTGGCGAGCGCAACTAGAACCTCGTTCTTGTTGTTCCCCTTGTAGACTTGGGGCTCTCCTCCTCCGAGATTGGAAACAACGGCTTCCCACCCTTTGCTGGTTTTGCGGAGTTCGACTGAACCTTCTCCGGGGATCTCGATGATCTCCGGTCCATCAGGTTCGAGCGAGGTATTCGACGGTTCTTGGGGAATCTCAGAGGCTATGATCTCCGGGGTTAAGACCGGATCGTTCTGAACGATACGGCGGGGGTCTACGATAGGTTCGCCGGGAACATCGGGGTCTCGAAGATCCCGCATGTTGGCTCCAAAATCGATACGAGAAAACCCGTCATCAACTAACCACGGGTCTACAACTTGTTTAGGCATCGTATTCCTTTATAGCAATCCGCTATTACGGAGGTTGTTTGTCTAGTTGCTTTGTTGATCCATCAATTCCATTGGATCGTTGTTGGTCTTGAGCCATTGCACATACGCCGCCACCTCTTCGTCGGGTTGGGCGTTAACTGCGGTTTCCAGATCGGACTTGAACTTTCTAACCAAATCTGAAATCGCGGAGGCTGCGGCATGAGACGCCAGCACATCGGGATGACCCGGGGGGAGACTGATAAGGTCGGCTGTCGCGTTGTCGCGGTAGTTTTCCAGCGTCCCGATAATTACTTCCCAATTCGGGTCTCGTATGAAGTGGGCGATACGTCTGCCGGTAGCGATTAAGTCCAGCTTATCCCGAGCGGCTTCGAAATTGATATCCGGATCGGATGCTGGCTGGTAGTAGGATGTGAAAGTGGACCCGGGATAATCCCTAGTCATTATGACCACCCGCCGCTTTCGCGGCTACCGGTCCATACCCCTACCCCTTCGAGACCGGGTACGTGAGACAGGTCGACTTCGTTGGGTCGTCCTTCCACCGCTTCTCGAAACCCGCCACGCTTGCGTTTGGCTTTAGCTACCTTATTAAGTAGATCGGCTACTTCGTCGTTGTCGAGATCGTCGAGCGGAGACTTCGCAAACTCTTGATGCCCGGGAACTGGATTACTCATTCTCGTTTCCTTTATGTGGTTAGACTACCCAAACCGCGAGTTGCGTCTGGTTCGCCTTCTAGAATTTCAGGCGCTACGCTGGCTTTGAATCCTTCTCGTATTACGTCGCGAGCCGCCCTAGCGATGTTTTCGCTATCGCTTAGTTGCTGAGATTGAAGCGCTTTTTGAGCCTGAAGCTGGGTCTGATTCTGGAACTTCTGTTGTTGTAGTCCACCCTGTGACATCTGCTGCGCTCTCTGCCTGTCTTGATCGGTCATCGGAACGATTACGTCGTTGATTCCCTTCATATCCATCGCTTCAAACCAACGGCGGATGATTTCCAGCACATCAACCTTCTTACCCTCTATCGCTAGTTGCTGCACGATTTCGGGGCTCTGCAAGAACTGCGTGACCAGCGGCAACCCCTGTACCGCGTTACGTCGGGTTTGCATCTTTGCTCCCGCGAGCACGGAGAACTTAACACGGGAGTTTAAGAGGTCGACCAAACTTTGACCTGAAGCTAGATAATCGCTCTGGAGTTCTTTGTCTAGAATAAACTGAAGCTGGTTGGCCGACAACATCGCTCGGTTCATTTCGTACAGTTCATAAAGAAACGGCACGAATACCTGACGCGAAACCTTATCAACAAAAGCCGAAACCTGAGCCGCTGCTCCTGCTAGCAACCCTTGGGCTCCAGCGGAAGATCGAGCCATATTAGAGTGACCAGCCTCCCCCGCTACGCCTTGGGATAACGGCGAGTTGCCCGAAGCAGAGGAGATCCACTGCTGTGCCATCGCAATTAGAAGCTGAGCCTCCGGTACGGCTGCGCTGCGCTGCATCGGAGAAATGTCTCCCTGAGCGTCTACTTCATAGACCGCGCCGGGACGGATACGTACGTTTTGCGTAAGTACGGATTTGCCTCGTACTCGAACGAGCGGAACCTGAAGGTTGAGTGCGGCCTGATCCAAAAGGAGATTCAACATGCCTTCGATCAAACGCTGCCAAGGACCGGTGGTCCGCCCAATTCCTAGTCCCCAGAATGCGCCGGGGATGTCCTGCCAGTTAACCGATAAAAAGGGAATTTTGCCATAGATGTTCTTGTCGTTGTGGATAACGAGTTTTTTCTGGACCACAACGATGTGGGTGTTGTTGTCCCACCGTTCCAGAACTTCTAGCGGCTGTTGCGTGGGGTCTGCGGTTACATCCTCCCAGCGCGGTTGCGCCTTGGCGTCCCAAATGGGGTTTCTCGATCCCAACTCGGCCACGGCAGTTTCGACCGGTTCCTTCGGAGGAAGAAACAAATCCAAAAGTTTTTCGCGAGAGGGAATATCGTAACCCTCTGTCTCGCGAAGATCGTCCAGTTGTTGGAACGTGAGATATTTGCGCCGTATAACAAACTTCGCTTTGCGAATGTCCGGAACCGCCAGAGAGGGGTCGACCATGATTTCGCGAAGATTTATAATGTGCTCGAACGTGGGCCGGTCAACAACTTCCTCGACCTCTTCCACTTCTAGCTCATCATCAGTCAGGCGAGTCTCGGGGAGGGTTCCGGGGATAGCCGACGGGATCACAATGTCGGGATTCTTGAGTTTTACAATCTTACGGCTCTTGGAGTATTTTTCCCATCCGTACTGGAAAACTTCCGTTCCATACAGGATCGCATTCATACACCCAAAGTGCATCGACTCGGTAAAGTCGATTTCCTCAAGCTGGTAGCCGATCAATCCCGTAACCGCTCTCATTTGCTGAGTAGTGGTCCCATATCGAGGCTGAGCCTGAAATGGAGGAGAATCGTAGAAAAGGCCAGTTACGGCCTGATCTACTATGGAGTTGGATACAGTCGAAACGACGTGCGTCGTTATGGACGCGGCTTCGGTCTGCGTTCCGGGCCAATACCGGGGCGTTACGGGAGACTGATAGAGAGCATCGGAGTAAGACAGCCCGAGAACGTACTGCTTGGATTGAAGATACTTCTCGGCGCTGTCCGCATCCTGAACGACAAGGCGCAGCGCGGGTGAATCGCTAGTCCAATTGTAATCGCGGATGTACGACCGGACTTCTTCCGGTTGTATATCTTTCCAGACATCTGTCTTCTCTGGCAGAATAGCCATCTATCGTCCCGTAGTCCTAGAGTCCGGAAATTAGTCGGTTGCTTCGATTGCGTTCACGGTCATTTGGCCCGTAACGCACGATACGCCTTGGCGGGTGTAGCTTAACGCGGAAGGAGAGGTACCAGCTTCGCCGCCGTTTGTGGCAACAGTCCAGTTCTCCTTTCCCCAAACTGAGGGGGTATTGTCTCCAGAATCTTCCAAACCTCGGGGACCCTGTTGGGTATCAGTTTGCTTGACAAGTTGATTGTCGCCTTTGGACATTCCCGCCGGTCCGGTAGGGCCAACGGCAGGATAGTCAGATGGCTTGGAGAGATTGGAGTCCACCTTGGTGTTCGACTGCTTGATGAGAGTTCCGACTGCCATTTAGTTACCTCTGAGTATGTTGGGATTTTTGCTGCGGTCGTCCGCCGTTCTGCCTAGTCCGGTAAACGGATTTGGCAGGGGGGCCGTCGTCTGCGGAACCCCGCTCGGCGGGTTGGGCGACGTGGAAAATTTAGGGGGTTCGGCCTGATAACCCGATGGGTGCGTTGATCGTCCGTGCGGCTGCACAGTCAGGCCGAACAACTCATAGTGACCGTACCGAATATACTGACCCGCATTCGGACGCCATTGGGTTGGCGTCATAATGCTAGACATAGGGAGTGTCTGTTCTACCAAAAGTTCTTCGTTGTCCCCTATTAGTTTTATCTCTAGCCGCATGGTTCGACTATCCGAATTCTTTTGGTTGTGTCTGGAGGAGCAGTAATGGAGAATCTTACGGAACAAGTCCAATCCGGTGTTATAAATCTTGCGGTGGAGGCCAATTGCTTGGCTTCTTCTTCTACCCAGTTATGGTTTGGTTTATCCATAGATTCCGGCCCCCAGCATATTCGGCATTCCGTACGGGTTGTCTGGTTTAATATCATCCGGAGGATTAAACATTGGATCGCTTGGACCGCTTAGTTGTTGAAGCATGTCAGGGCTCCAGTAGATTGGGTTACCCTGTTCGTCAACCTGAATCACCATTCCTGATTTTCCTTGGGACCCATCGAAACCTTCGATGAACACTTCTTCCCACCCCAAGCGATCCACTTGCCAGAACATCTGCATGTTGTTTTCGACGAGGGCTTGCGTAGCGCGGGGAGCGTAACGAGGTTGTTGAGAAACTACATCGGGAATATCATTGTGCCCAGTAAAGTTTTTGTCTAGGCACTTTTCGTACTCGTTGAACAAGACCTCTAGGTTGGGGTACTTGTCTTGAGGGTACATACAGGAATTAAGGAAGAACAGCCGCTCCTCCACCAACCACGGATACATCGCTCTCATGCGAATCCGTTTGGCATCGTCTTGGTTGTCAACCTTGAACCAATCGATATGAGAGCAAACCGCTATGGTTCGGGGATCTTTCGTACGAATCGCTTCGGCTATGATCGTTTCTTCCAGAAGTTGTGACCCGGAAGCGTTTTCGACCCCGACCACAAACGCCTGTTCTTCGCGAGCAAAGTTGACCACGGCTTTAGCAAGGCTTAGTGTGTTGAACCGTTCGCGTATGATTTTTCGAACATATCCGACGGTCTTGCGCCGTCCGGTCTTTTCGTACCGAAGCGTCTCCCCGTTCGGTCCAACAACCGGAGCGTATTCGTCTTCCTCGGACCAGAGTATCGAGCAGCCGGTGGAGTAGTCTCTCTTCTTTTTCGCGCTGAAAGCAAAGTCCCAGACAATCGAAACCGGACCTTGCCGGGGAAGTTTGGTAAAATCCACGACCGCTTTCCTCATCATCGACCGCGAAAATTCGATGTTGCTGACCGGTCTAGGGTTTTGGTTGATTTGTCCCTCGAAGATCTTTTCGTCTTTCGAGAGTTCGGTCATCAACCACTTCCACGGCATAAGCTTCGGAGCGGGTAGTAGGAGTATGCACCCCTCTTCGCCAGCCTCTTGATATGTGGTGGGCCTACCTTGCTGCTCTAGACGAGCTATAACCTCGGGCTTGATCTGTACGCCCCGTCCGATCAAGATGTTGATCGCGTGGGTCTTGTTATGATAGAATTTCCAGCCGCGACCTTCAGTAGTATCGATGTCGCCATTCTCTTGGTACTTGTCGAGCAGGACTCCGTAGTGCTCCGCTTCGCCGTATCTTGTACCGATATAGTGCTTGTAAAACCCACCCAGCTTGAGCAGACGTTCCGCGAGGAATAGCTTCTTCGAGGTTTTGGTTTGTTGCTCTTCAGTCTCAGAGTTAATATCCGACACGGCGTCGTCGAATTTAAGCACTCGCGGGTGCCATCCGGCTTTGGTCTTGCCTACCGACGAGGCCCAGACGGTGGGCTCTTTGCGGCCCGTCTTCTTGGCTTTATAAATCGGACAATCAAAGCGGTTGCCTTTCCGCATCGCGGAGGTTGGGAGACAATACTCTGGAAAGAATAGGTTGATAAAGGTGGGGTCGTCTTTTAGGGTGAAGTAGCCCTTGATCTCACCAATGAATCCGGTCGACAGTCCGAGTTCGGCGGTAACGTATAGGACTTCTATATCAGGATATGCCAACACCCACTGAACTGTATCGATGTGGTCATAAGACGATTTCATTCCGCCTCTCGGCCAAAGAAGAAGCATCGTCTTGATATCGGTTAGATCTTCGGGAGCAACCTCGGGATTCTTCTTGACAAATAGTTCCGCGAAGATGTCATATTGCGGGTCAAGGAACATATTGTCCGTGACCGGCTTTTCCCCGGCATTAGACGCATCCATCGCGTCCCAAAGGAAATACTGGGCCAGCCATCTCAGATCAGTACAGCTTCGGCGGCGGACTTCTTTCCCCAGCGGACTGGAGGGGACGCGATCAACACCCAGAGCGGCTTCGTTGACCAGATCCCGCTTGTGTTCTATAAGATAATTGTATAAATCCGCTGAGGGGACTTGACTCCCGCCGCCGAACTTTTCAGCAAACTCCGTAAAGGTCATTCGCTAATCGTCGTCCTCATCCTTGTCTGGTTCTTCCCAGAACCGGCAACACCCGTCTTTGGGGTCTATAATTTTTAGACCGGTCTTGGTGTCGGTCTTAATTTCCTTGTCCTTCAAAACTACCTTCTGGCGGCAAAGATTTTTCCCCACCAAATACTCGCACGTACCGCACCGCTTCTCTACCGGAGTCTCGATATACTCTGCCACCTTCGTGCCGTCGCCGTGAGGGTCGGAACGACTGAGTACGGTTTTTCCGCGAGATTCTGCCATTACTTTTTCTTCTTCTTAGATAAGCCAGCTTCGCTCATGGCGATAGCCACGGCTTGTCGGCGGTTCGTAACTTTAGGTCCGGAGGAGGACCTTAGCGACCCCTCCTTGAACTCTTTCATTACTCGCTCTACCTTATTGGCTTTTCCAGATTTAGAGGTCGGTTTCCCTTGTCCCATCGTATTGAGTCTCCTCGTGGGCTAAGTCGAGCAGGAGCTTGTCGCCCAGCGCGGCTTCGTTTTCTTTTTCTAGAGCCAGAGCCACATGACCCGATAACCGGAGATTGTGGGACGAGATTCTCTTCTCCCGTACCGTGCTACGCAGAAAAAATCTCAACAACTCTAAGGTATTTGTGTTCACTGGATGGTGTGGGTTTGGGTTAGACCTGCGCTAATCCTGCCGCCGACGCTCCTGCGGGGGCTGCTGCTCCTACCGGGGCCGGTCCGCCTCCTGCTCCACCCGGGGCTGGGGCTGGGGGCTCCATATCGGGGTGACCAGCAAAATGGTCAGCCAAGTGATCCTGCATTGCGTCCATCGTTGGGGCTACGTGTTCCTCTTGCTCAGACATCGATCCGTCGTCACTGGGAGTGGGATCGTGGCGCAAGATGTACCCCCCAGACTTGCCGGGACGGACATGAATGCCGTGGTGCTTGTGCTTGCCGCCACCCTTGCTGCTGCTTTTCTTGTGACTACCAGCCAAGATCGCTTTGCCACGAGAACCGGATACTGCCATATTGAAACTCCTTAGTAGAAATCGGAACAGCTAAGATAAAAGCCGCACTTGGAACAAACCAACTTACACCGGAATTCCTGAAGCGACATTCCGCATCGGGGACAGATCCGTGTTGGGTCGGGAATCTTACTGGTATTGGACAATCTTCATGCGAACCAAGAAGCCGTCGGTTCCGTTATTGGTGTCAGTCAGCTTCATCATGAGGTAGACCGCGCCCGAACCTGTGTTAAACGCTCCCGCTACCGGGACGTTGCTGATCGCGCTGCCGCCGGTCCAATAGGTTCCATCCAGCGTTTGGGCCGTGCCGCTAACGGAGCTTACCCACCCATCCCCAACCACTTTAAGGTTTGCCGCGATAGCAGCGGGAGCAATGATTCCGGTTCCCGACGCTCCGCTCGACGCGCTCAAACTTACCGATAGCGTAAGAGGTGTACCAACAGCGGAGTTCGCGGCTGTACACCCCGCCACGATAGACGGTGCGCCGTTAGCGGTGCAGGGGAAGATCCAAAATTCGAATTTGACCGAAGAGATACCAGCGGTTAGCGTACCGGCTGGGATCGCGCAATAGATAGGTATGGTTCCGGTTGACAGAGGAGCGGTGTAGACATAGGTAGTGCCGTCGCATGTCGAGGCGCTGATGTTCTGTGGAGACCACACACCTCCAATGTAACCCGAGCCTAAATCGTAGTGACCGAGCGAAAGGTAGTCGTTGGGTTGTGTTCCGGATGCATTATTACCGGCGGAGAATCCGGCAAAACTGTTGCTGAACGCGCTGAATGCCGTAGGGGGAGTGGTCCCGAAAGAGATCCCCACCCCGGTACCGGACCCCGCTATATAGTTTCCGGAGATAGTTGCCCCGGTAAGCGTACCGGTAAAAGCTATTCCGGTTTCCGAACCCGAGGCGTGAATGAAGTTGCCGTTGGAAATGGTAAGACCGCTTCCGTTGCCGAAGTTCAGCCATGTTCCAGCGGTCACGCCTTCGTCAGAGAAGTAGTTAGTCTGAAAGGATAGACCGTTAAAGGAGAAACCGCCGTCGAAAGTATACGCACCGGCTGGGGCGGGAGATCCGGCAATGGGCTCAAACGAGTTGTTAGAAACCAGCCAGTTGTAGTCGGCATTGTGGAGGGCCGAGGTGGTGGCTTGGCTGAAGTAATTATCCTGAATAATGATGCGGTTGGCGTACCCACCTCTGACTGCGAGGGAACCGCCGGATGTTGTAATCGTAGTGGAGCACGACGCTCCCGAAACGTAGGTCCAAGAAGTCGGCATGGAGGTGTAGCCGGTCCCGCCGCTTCCTCCGATTTTGGCAAACGAACTGAACGCTCCCGCGCTCACGTTCACCGTAATTTGTGCGCTCGATCCGCCACCGTTCGCGGCTGCATAGACGCAAGAGCCGGTGCCTGTAAACGTTCCGCCGCTTGAGTAAGTCGGCGCAGTTGCGTACACGGTGTCGGTGGTTATGCTGTTGAGTTTCTTGCCGTAAATACTGTAGGTGCCACCCTGAAAGGTGCTGTGCTCAATTGCCACGTCGTGCGAGCCGTCCATTGTAATCAGATTGGTAGGCGCGGCTTGGTGCGAACTGTTGTCGGGTTCAATGACAACATTATAAATCAGCAAGTGTGCGGTGTCGGAGCCGTTGTCCACCTTGTTGCCGTTGATAATCGGCCCGGTAACGTTGTTCGAGTTCCACATAATCGCGAGGTTGCGAATCGTGATGAACGTTGAACTACCAAGGGTTATCAGTCCGGTCGAGTTCGTTCCGGTAAACATGAGTTCCGAGGAGAGGTTTCCCGACGAACCCTCCAGAGTGAGCCCAGAAAGAGAATTCCAATTGATGGGGGTGGTCCACCCCGACTGAATACCAGCCGGTACTAATATGCGTTTGCAGTTGGATAAAGCAGCGGTATTATTGATCTGCGCCCCAATGTCGCCTCCCGGCTCCAGAGTGGGGTCGCAGAAGTGTTGCGCCGGTTGTGGGGGGTAGGTAGTTCCGCTATATACAGCGGGTTCACCAGCTACTCCAGCATTCAGGGCCGTGCCGTTTAGTTTAGCTACGGTACAGTTGGGGTAAGTACCTGATAGGTCCCCGCTTCCACAGGCCCCGGCGGGAGCGCCGGAAAACGTGAACGTGCTGCCGGATTGGGAAACCCCCGCTCCGGTAAAAACAAAAGGAGGGTAAGCTCCGCTAATGGTTGGAACGGGAGTCTGAGCCCCGGCAATCCAACAAACGGACAGCGCTCCGAGGAGGAGAAGTACGCGCTTCACTTACTGTCTCCACCAGATATAAAGCACCGTACCGGTGGCAGTTGCGCCGGTTACGGCAAAATCGGACCAAGTTAGGTTCGCGGGACTGGTTACGTCTTCGGTGACGAGGATGGTGTTAGCTGGGGTAGCCCCGGCAACCGGCATAGTGGGGTAGAGCGTCGAGCTATCCGCCGGTTTGGTGACCGCTACCGTTCCCGCCGAGGACGGACCCCCAGATCCAACCTGAAGCACAACCTTAGTCACGCGAATCCCGGTCGTGTATCCGGCTCCGGAAATAGCCGCCGCACCGCGCCACGTAGTGATGTCGGTGTCGATACGCATCGGGTTGGCATTGAGAGAATTAGCCACGCTTCACTTTTACCTTTTCAGGAAAATTGTCGTCCAGTATTTTCTGAACTCTCCCCGCAGCGATGAGATAATACCCTCGAATCTCCGGGGACTTAGTTTTTTCGGCACGAATCTGGAAAGACTCTTTCAGACTCTCCAGATCGGCCTTGAGACAAACCGATTCCATCCTCTTCGCAAAAACCAAAAGCGAGAGGCTCACTATAGCTAAGAATTCAAAGAAACACAGAAAACCCATAGCGAACCTCTGGCGAGCGGATTAAGCGCGGTTGATGACGAATTCGGTAAGGGTGAGCGTGGGGCTGTTCGACCCGGAGAACGTGAACGTCGGGAAGAAGTTCAAGTCGATGATTCCGAGCGAGCTTACCGTGGCTGCGGACTGGGTTACCGAAACCGAGGCACCCTTCTGGAACATCGTAGCAGCGTTCGTCGCCACGAGCAGCTTCGAAACCGAGTCCCATGTGTACTGTTGGGAGTAGGTGAAGCTTACCGAAGCTCCGCCGGTTCCTACCGCAGTCGCGGTTCCAGTGGTGAGCTTGGTTACGCCGGTCCCGTTCGGTCCGTTAGTCAGACCAGCGGGGTAGCCTGTTCCTGCCGGTCCGACCGCAACAGCCGCGTTCGTTACCTGATACAAGTTCATCAGGAAGTTCGAGGTTGCGGTGGTGGTCAGCTTACCGGCGATCTTGATTTCGAACGGGTGACCGTCCAAAAAGCTGGAGGCGATGTCCTGCGGAACCGTGACGTAAAGCAGGGCGGGATACGTGGTGGTCGACAACGGGAACAGGGGAGACGGCAGGGAGGGGTAAACCCCGGACGCGCTCGGTACGAGCAGCGCGACTTCGTTGGTCGTGCTTGCGAGTTGCTGTGCGGGGTAGTTGTAAATACCCGCGACTGTATTCTGATTTGCCATCTTTTTGATTCCTTTTGAAACTAGAGATTGAATTCCGGGGGGGATAACTCATAGACCTTATTCGGTCAGAAACTTTACCAGATGCGGATTTTCCCTGAGCACCTGAAGCAGCAGCGGGGATACGCCATTGACGAACGCTTCGTCCGTCATCTTTTCTTCGGAGTTCAGATTGGGATAGGTGCAAGCGTGGAGGATTTCGTGAAGAAGGATCTCTTGGACCTTCGACCGGCGGAGCCTCTCCCTAACAAAGATTCGCAGCTTGTCGAAGCTGCACTCCCCCGAAAGGTTGGCTGGTATGCCGGGGGCGGAGCGAACCACGGAATAGTAGTGCGGCCCCACCTTCACCGTTTTGGGGATCGAACTTTTCGCCACGTCTCCTCTTTAATTGATAGGGATCAAGCTGCCGCAAAAGGCTTGGTGTACTCGGCAGTACGACGCCACCATCGGCTCCAGAGTTTCGAGATAGTGCCTTCGCACTATCCCAGCCGGGTCGTAGGCGGACGGCGATACTACGGAAAATAGGGTGCCGCATTCTTTGCACGAAAGCGGGAACCGCTCCGCGCCTATCTCTCTCTTCGACATTGGGTGCACAGAAATTTCGGGTGGAGGTGCTGTAGTCTATAAACCCCATCCGGAGAAGGAAGTAGCGATCCGGGCGGGAATCTCCCCGTAACTTCTACGGGGGTTAGAGAATCCTCTTTATTTTTTTTTGGGTTTTTTACGACTTTTGAGACCGGTATAAGTACCCGTCCTCTAGATTACTTCGGTACTCTATTACTACGTCAACGCTGTTTTGAGGGGGGAGGGATCGTCGTGCACTCGAACACTTGGGTGCCTCGTGGTGAACGACCAAAAAGTGTCGTAGGGAAGCTTGTCCACAAAATAACTAAAATGGTTTTTCGCGCCGGAACCGAACGGGTGCAGCGTGAACCGGCCCCGGTCGTACTTCACGTAGTACGCGCCTTGGTGCCATTTTGAAATAACCGAGTGGAACTGTTTCAGGATCTCCCTAGCCGCGTCACCAAACATTAGCGGACCTCGACTTTCCAGTTAGAGTCTGGGGGAATAGACCGGGTGAGGGTGTTATCCTTCTTTTCGGGACCCCCTCCGTCGATCTGATTCCCAGACAACTTCATAATCGCTAGGGCCAGCGCGTCATCGTTCTGGAGAGCGGTTTCCGCTTTCTCGGCGGTTTGTTTATTCTGCTTCGCCAGCTTTGCTAGGTCGAGGGAGATCTGTTCGAACGCACCGCGTATTGAGGAAAAGGCCGCGTCGGTGCGGCTCTCTAAAAACGAAGCCCGGTCCGCAAGCTCAAAACTCTGGTACTGAAGCCAGCCGACGTATCCGGTGAGGAGGAGGTTCCAACTCAGCAGCCCGACAACGAAGACGATTACAGCGGCGATCTTTAGTTTGTGCAAGCGAGGTTTCCTTTGTGGGGAAGAAAGCTTAGTGTGGGAGGGGGCTAGACTTTTGAGGCAGTCGATCCGCTCCGCGAACGGACGGCACTGCTCTCCAGACAGAAGCGGATTGTCTGTCTGGAATGTATCGATCTCCGCATCCGCCTCAAGGTGGCGCAGCAGCGTTTTGCCGCAGACCTCGCAGATGTCCTGAAGCCCATACAGTCCTTTATAAGTGTGCGGCTCCGACAATCGCCCCTCCTTAATTGCTGTCCCCTCGTGTGCGCCCCGGTTTAGGAAAAGCTCGTAGCAAAGATGAATCCTCGGTGGCGGAGGAGGGGATATTTGTATTCTACAATACCGACTTTGCTTTGTCAAGGGTAAAACTGAAATTATTTTTTGGAGCGTATAAGGCTTCCGTCGGGTGTGGCTGGTAAGTGCTTTAGATTGGAAGCACCACTTAACATTGTTAAGTTTGGGGCCGAGAGGGACCTAATACTGTTAAGCGGAACCGGGTAAGAACCTAACATTGTTAGGACCCAAAAGGGGACCCAAAAGGGTCCCTTTTGAAAATTTGAGATGGAGGATTGCCAAGTGAGTGAGCCCTGGCCCCCCGCCAAAGGGGGCCTTGCCCCCCGGCACCCCCTGCCCCTCTTAGGGTCCCCCCTAAGTCCCTAGTATTCAAGCACTTAGCCTCTTAGCCTCTAAAGCTAGCCTCCAACCTAGCTAACCTAGCTCTTGCGCTGAATGTATCAAATCTGTATCAGTGCTTTGTAAGCTATTGATTCTAATGGTCGTTCGGTAATTCCAGAATTACGGTGTACGGCTAAACCTAATAGAATCAACAACTTAGCTTATATGCCTCTAGAAGTATATAAGCTAGCTATCCCCAAAAAGTCGAGCAATCCCTGTATTCATCTCGGACAAGGTTCGCAATCCCTTGTATTCACTCCACCGGGGCAGTTCTCTAAATCCCTTGCTTTGCTTTACCCTGTATCCCCCCTAGCTTCTAAAGCACTACAGACAATCCGCTGCGAGGCGTCACGTTCCTATATGGGAGCCGGGCCACTGTGTAATTTTTACCGGGCTGTGTAATTTTTCCGTGTAGCTTTTACACGATTTGGCTTTGGGCTGCATGGGCCGGTCGTTTGTTTTCAGCGACTTGCGGGTTTGGCACAGCGTTTGCAAGCTATGGGGCAGCACCGCAAACGGGCCTTCCCCAGAGAGGGAATCAAAACCCGAGGTTTAGCATGGTAGACGTACACGTTAACAATCCGGTCCCTTCCCATAGGATTTGCATAGGGGATTTTACCTATCGCACCTTCGACGGGGAGATAGTCACTGAGAGACGCTGGTTTAATGGCTTCTCTTTTGAGATAGGTTCCGGTGATCCACTGTACTTTGCTCACTTTAACACCGGCTTGTCAACGTACCATCATGACAAGTTTTTGGCCGAACTGGAGGCTGAAGGATCAATCTTGATTAGTTTCAAGAGAGTTTTCTTTAATCAATCGGGAGAGCAGGTTAACGCTGCTCTCCCCGCCAAGCCAACCCTTGATCCGTTCGAATTAGAGGGACTGTGAACCGAAGGTGAATCCAACTGCTAGTCCCTTGCATCAAAGGGATAGGTCACAAGTGCAAGCCGTCAAGTGGCGTGACTGTTGGAGTTTACGAATTGCACGGAGGTGATGTTATGGAATTTCTCGCTAATGTTCTGGTCGCCGTTACTGCAATCAAACTTGCCATTGCTGCAATCAACTGGCTTTTTACAGGTTCGAAGGATTTTCACTCCGAGGAATGAATCCTTCTGATGCAATAGTGCATCCATTAACCGGACAACTAGGAGGTTGTTATGAAGTACGGATATGGCCCGGGAGCTTATGGCTCCGCATACGTTGACGACGGAGAGTCTTACGTCGAAGTGCCCTTGAGGGAACCGTCTCTCTCTTTGGACGAAGCGCCGGAATTCGAACCTGTTGAATTGGGCGAGGATTCGGGATATGGTCCCGGTTCCTACGGCGCAGAATTCGACGATCCCGAGTCTTTAGACTCGGACGAAGAGTTCTGAATCCTTTCGCGGCGGTGCCGCATCAAAGCAAGCAAACGGTTCGCCCCGTACCGGAAAACGGGGCAACGGAGAGGTGTCATGAATAACCGGATCGAAACTTACGACCGGATTGCCCGGGTCGCACTGGCGGTATCAATCGCAGCGTTTATCACACTGGCGTCTGTAATCATCTGGACAGAGTTCTATCCGAGGGGATTCTGAATGCTAAATACCGGGCTAGGCATCCTAGCCTCCTAACGCACCGACGTCTCAGTCCTAAGCCTGAGAGTGTGAGAATTGCGGAAGGGGAGGGAGTGTGAACGATGAAAAGGAATTTCTATCTATCGGAGTATGAGGCGGATGCCCCGTACGACCGTCCCGGCAATTATGGCGTCTCCGCGTTGGATACCGGCTTCCGCTGGTTCCCGATACCGTCTGAGCCTACGCGCCGTCTCACCAAAGACGTTCTATGGGCCATTGCAGACGAGCGCGAGAGCCGGATTTGAATCTTTTTTCGAAACTGGCGCATCAAAGGTAAGCGAACACGAAATTCGGCCAGCCCGGTGCCGACAAAACCGGGCAACGGAGGAATAGCATGGTAGCGTATGCAACGCCATTTGACCTTGCGGACGCGCTGAAGGACGCGGCCCGGGCACATCACCTGTACGAGCAAAAGACGGGCAAGCCTGATCCGCAGTGGGCGGAATGGTACGCGCTTTATACCTTCCGCAAGGCGCATCCGGGCCAGCCTGATCCTAGCCTGAGCGAGTATTACGCTCACTTGGCTGCTTGCCCCTTGCACGACTCTCCGGTCGTTGACGACTCGGGCTACGTGCCGAGCGATTAAGACGCTGATTCGAAAAGGGTTTGACGAAAGTTGAATCTTTTCGAGTCGGGCCGCATCAAAGGTAGCGAACACGAAATTCGGTCAGCCCGGGCCAAACCGGGCCAAACACTCTCACAAGGAGAATAAGACAATGACTTTTGAAATCAAGGGAAACTCGCTCGTGATTACTGCGCCTCTAAAGAAGGGTGCGCTCTCGAAGTCGGGTAAGTCGTTCGTGGTCGCAACGACCAATGGCAATCAGAAGACAGGTCTTCAGGTTGATGGGAAAGAGATCATTCTCGGCCTGAACGCTTACACGAAAGCCGAGTAAAATCAGCCCGGGGAGAGACGCGCCGTGACACGCTCTCCCCCCCCCTCCTAAACGCACCTATGCTCCGGTCCATAGCCCGGAGATGAGAGAATTGCGGGTGGAGGAGGAGGGGTGCTTTGTTGAGAATCGAGAAAAAAGTGGCGCTTGCGTTCAAGACGCGAAGCGGAAACTGGCAATTGAATCCAAACGTGGGGCTGGCGCATCTTAACCAATCGCAAGTCCCGATTGGAGGGGAAAGAAAATGACGCTATACCACGGAACTGTTGATAGTTATCTTCCTGAGATTCGAAAGGAAGGACTCAGGCGCAAACCCGAACACGGGTGGGACGCAACGCTCTTACCGAGCAATCTGAACCCCAAAAACTTCGATCCAAAGGACGCGCAAGCGTTCCTGACGATTGATCGGAAACGTGCGGTATCCTACGCCAAAAATAGAGCACTCTATCTTCGAGCGGGGGAGGGGGACACAATTTACGGAGGAAACACTCTAGATTTGCCGCCCATGACCAAACATTCGTCTAAGGTGATATCAGACGCAAGTCCGGTGCTTCTAGAGATCGAACTGCCTTATGGCTGGAAACTTGAATCTGACCTTATGGATAATTTTAGTGTGTTCTCTACCAGTCCTATCTCCCCCGAGAAGATTAAAAAAGTCTCTAAGCTGAGGTTAGGGGAAAAATGGCTAGAGAAGTCCCTGCATCCTTCTAAGAAGGACTTGGACTACTTGGATTTCATCAGTGGTTTAAGCCTCTATCTCGGCGGCTGAGGGCGAAGCGGAAACTGGCAATTTGAATCCAAACGAGGGGCTGGCGCATCAAAGACTCAGGAACGGCCAGCCCGGTGCCGACAAAACCGGGCAACGGAGGAATAGCACATGGCAAAGAAAACACCTACGCCGCGCAAGGGAAGCTACTACGGCATGGCAATTCACAACACCGTTGCAGTCAATGGCACTTGGCTGGAAGGTGAGGAGTTCGCCTATCCGCACGGCAGGGAGACCCGCCGCTGCTACGCAGAGCACGAGGGAACTCGCCGCGTAGTTCTATGCGGTATTCCTGATACCTATTTTTCCATTCCGGCGAAGGTCCGCATCAAGGGCAAGGTGGTACGCGGCTACGTCACCGGCGAGGAGAATGGATTCCGATTCGTGCCGAGCGGATTAAGACGCTGATTCGAAAAGGGTTTGACGAAAGTTGAATCTTTTCGAGTCGGGCCGCATCAAAGGTAGCGAACACGAAATTCGGTTCGGAGGGGAAAAATGTTTAGTCCACAGTATATTCGGGAATTATCCCGCAAAGCGGCGGCTAAATCCGTTCGCCAAAAGAAACTACCCTATACCGTTTGGCCCGAGGATTTGGTAGAATGGAAAGCGAAGCTCGGGGAAGGAAAGACTCCTACCTTGCCCTTCCCTTTTATCGGGGACCGCAATCCCAGAGGATACAAAAAGCTGAAAGAGTTCTTTGTGGACTCTTCTGGCTTCGGTCTCGAAAGCGAACCCGCGCTCACGGTTAGGTCTTTTGTAGACAAGCTGCAAGCGAACCGAGCCTACGCCATCACTGAAGTGGGGCAATTCCAAGTGTACGTTGCGGAGTTCCTGAAGACCAAGAAGGGTTGAATCTTTTTTCGGAACTGGCGCATCAAAGACTCAGAACGGAGGAGGTCGGAACCGTGACCAAGATGGACGAGTCGTATTACTATGTGATCCTAGACCGCAAGTGCGGCGGGACGGGTGCCTGTACACTTAAGTCCACGTCTCAGGCCGAGGCTTTGCGCGAGGCGGAAAAAACCAACCCGGGGGATCAAGCTATTGCGGCGATTCCGATACTCGAAGGATGAACTGTGCTGGAAGCAAACTTTGGGAGGCAGGTGTGGACCCTAGGTGCAAGCAAACGGTTCGCCCCGTACCGGAAAACCGGGGCAACGGAGGAGATTGTGCGGGGAAAATTTGAAGTAGATAAAGTCCGTGCAGGTGATCCGATCAGCATTTTAATCGAATGCGTTCGTCATGTGCTAGCCGCACCAATGGAAGCCTCACTCAAATCTGAGCTTGCTCAGAAAACCAAAAATGCCATGAGATTTTATTATGGCCGGGATTGATTCGAAAGGGGTTTGGACGAAAGTTGAATCTTTTCGAGTCGGGCCGCATCAAAGGTAGCGAACACGAAATTCGGCCAGCCCGGTGCCGACACCAAAACCCGGGCAACGGAGGAGTAGCACATGAAAGATGTAAAAGCAAAAGATGTAAATCCCGGTATTGACACGAGTTACTTCGAACAAGACACGTTCGCTGCGCGTCGAGCCTCTCAACTCGGAGCGGGGGTGGCCTTCAACCCCGAAAGCCTGATTACGGGCAAGGAACTGGCGGATGGGTTCACGTACACGAACTCTCGGCGCAAGTACGCCTCTCAGGAGCAGTACAACGCGATTATCGCGGGAGAAATCCCGGCGTCTGAAGTGCCTACGGTGGCCCCCCGAGTGCGGGTTATCCCGGCCAAGCCGCGCACCTCTACCATCAGAGCGCGACTCGAATACCTCCGGGGAGACGGCTACGTCTCAAGGGCGGAGGCGAGAAGGGTTGAATCCTTTTCGAAACTGGCGCAGCCAAAAGGTAGCGAATGAACCGGCTTCCCCCGGTGCCGAGCCGAAAACTAGTTAGCGCGGCACGTAGGTACCATCGCGCCTTAGTGCTGACTCAGGCTGGGCTGTTAAGGTAAAGCGAACACGAAATTCGGCCAGTCCCGGGCCTATAAGCCGGGACAGAAGGACGATGAAAATGATCCTTAATTGGGAAGTAAACCGCGAAGACTCAGATTTGATTGATGCTATCGCGAATCGCGCCGTAGATATCGCAGACGCTCAGGGGGTGGCGTTGCCAAAGCTGGATATCCTCATGGATATCACGGCGGTACACGCAAACGGAACCCCACTGGAACTGAAGGCGTTGCTCGAATCAGACCGTTTCGAGTTCACGCATGATGTGTTCGGCATATACAAGCATCTGAACCGCCGCACCGGGGAACTGGAAAACTTCTTCTATCCCCGATACGCGGCTTGATCGGAGGGTAATTGACTAAACTCCGAGAGCGCAAAACTCGCCTGATCGTCACTACCGGGGGAGAGATCAAGGAGCGGGGCAAATATCGTCCTATCGTCCTTGAACTCAAACCCGACGTGATGTTTGTAAGGCTGGGTGGGACTAGGCGTACGTTGCCTATCTCCTACGAGGATATCTATTACACTTCCGCGAAGCGGCAAGCCGACAGGCTCAGGGCCGAGAAGCGTGAGAAACGAGGGAAGCAATGAAGATTCAGCATCGCTGGCCTCGCATCGATTTTGCCAGTTTTATTAACCTCGTCATGTGGAACCGCACAAACACGCGAGTTTGGCCGGGACCGTTAGGGTTGTGCTTCTCATGGCAAGGCGCACGAGGGGAGACGTTCGCAGCGTTTCACACGGACGAGGGTGTCGTAATCTATCGAGCTATGGACGCGCACTGGCCTATCCAATCAACCCTTACTCCGAACCGAGCGGAACGGCAGGAGAGATTACAGATTGGACCGTACCGACCCGGCAAGCTCGACCCAGAGTTATACCTTGGCGCGTACGCGCCACAGTAAACCGAACTACCCTAAAACCCCAGATCGAGGCGTCTCTTCCGGCCTAACCGGAATGACAGCCACTTCTGGAACGGGGATTGGATCGGGGCTAGGTTTACGCTTTTTGCGTGACTTGACCCCGATTTTTCGTAGATCGATCAACTGTTGAGTCGCTTTCAGTTTGTCCGCATCTAAGGAAGCGTCGGACTCGGCAATCGCGATCAAGACACGCTCAGTTCGTTGGGCTATCGTTTCTGCCATAAGGGTATCATTAACAGCCCGGGTAATGGCTCACACAGCGGTTAGGAGTTTCGGGAAACTCAGTCCATTTTCCGGATTGGAGGGTTTAAAGTGTCTAGAAAAGACTACGTTGCTATCGCTCAGGTGTTGAAAAATTCTCGGGACGACCGAGGACAAGTACGCGATATGGTGGTCAACGGAATCGCCCGGCAGTTGGCTTATCAGTTCATGTTGGATAACCCTAGGTTCGATACGCGGAAATTCCTGCTTGCCTCCGGTGCTCCGACAGGAGATTAAGACCCGGGCCGGGCGAACACGTACGTTGCGAAACGGGGGAGTTGTGAATCTTTTTTCCGAAACTGGCGCATCAAAGACTCAGGAAGGTAAAGGAAAATGGAACCAACCAAAGAATTCACCCAAATGCGTGGTCAACATGAAGAGATATATTGCCAACGGCTACGGCCCATTTTGGAGAGTCTCTGGTAATATAATCGGAATCAAACCGGAAGTTCCCAACCCTGAAGAGTCTCTTCCAACTGTCGCTGAAGCACTGGCGGCATAAAAACGTGGATTGGGGCCGAAACTTGGCCCCCTTCTTTACAGTATGCAAAATCGAGGAGGAAAAGTGCAAAAATCTTTGGATGCAGCGAGGGTTTCGGTGCAGGGTGCGGCGGATGCAGCGAGGGATGCAGCGAGGGTTTCGGCGGAAGCGCCGAGGGACGGTTTCTTTACAACCCACGGGGCGGGACTCGACTGAATTTTGAACACATGAAAAATCTTTTTATGTCGCATACAGATGTAGTTTTTAGGTGATTTCCAGATTTCTTGGCTGCAAAACTCTGAGAGGAAAGGTAGTTGCTAGCAAGACTAGCGGATTTCTAGCGAATGCTACAAAAATCCTAGCAGATAGGATAGGTAAGGTTAGGTAAGGCTAGGCTAAATTAGCGGTTTTTAGCGAAGGCTAGGATTTTTCGAAGGACGAAAGTTTTTCGGAGTGGGAGGAACGAAAATGAACGGCTACATCGCCTATTACAAAGGTCAACGGCTGGAGGTCTACGCCGAAACGCTATACGCGGCTCAAACCAAAGCGGCACAACTGCTGAAAGTGCCGAGCAAGCGCCAGTATCAGGTTCACACTGTTCTGGCGGAACTAAACGGAACTCCGGTCGAGCACGTTGCGGTCGATTGAATCTTTTTCAAACCGTCGAACATCTAAAGGAAAGCGAGGGAAAAATGACGAACTTCTGTTTGCAAGTTGGTTGGTCATCGCCCCAATTTCGGATACGG